AGAGACAGCGAGGTCTCGGGGTGGTCCTCCCCTGGTCTGTCGGCCGGCCGGGTGCCGGTCGCGTGCGCGGCGGCGGGCTATGGCGTCGAGCACGGCGGCGCGGTCGGCGTCGGTGCATCGGTCGCCCTTGGCCGAGTTGCAGGGCCGGCAGAGTACGGCGATGTTGAGCGGTTCGTGCGCCAGCTCGGGTGCCTCGGTGACCGGGATGATGTGATCGGCGGTCAGGTCGTCGCGTGATCCGCAGTCGAGGCAGAACGGTTGCAGCTTGCGAACGCGGGTGGACAGCTTGCGCCAGCGTCGGTCGTAGGCGAACGTGGCCAGTCGGCGGGTCGGCTCGGCCGGCGCGGGCCGGCAGTCTGGGCAGTAGGTGGCCGAGGTCGGTTCACCGCAGCGGTGGCACGGTCTGGCCAGGCGTGCCACTACCGTGCCTCGGTCAGTGCGCGGCCGGCGTCGATGGCATCGAAGATCGCGGCCAGGCGGTCGGCCGGGATCGGTTCGCCGGCGGTAATGGTGGTCGGGTCGATGTTGACGATGGCCATGCGGTCGTAGTAGGAGGCGATGCATTGGCCGCACCCGCAGGCGTATTCGCCCCAGTTCGCCCGTTCACGAGCGGCGTCAATCCGGATGTTTTCGGCGCCTTGCAATTTGGTGGATGCGCCGACGACACGGGCGCCATCCATCACGATGTAAATGTCCATCACAGGTCTCGCTTTCTGCGACGCGTTGCCAGTCTGGGCGGTCTCGGGTAGCTGTCGGTGTTCGCCATGTCGGGTCGATCCGTTCTCGTTGTGTTGTGCTGCTTGCGTTGTCGGTGTGGGCTGGTTCGGAGGGAGTGCGGGAGCTGGGAGCGTGGGAGCGGTATCCCTGCCTTGATGGGATACAGCGCGGTTCGTCGGTCGGTTGGTCGCCGGTCGCTTGGTCGCCTGATCGCACGGTGGGTATTACTCACTTGGTGCCGGGTCCGGGATGTGTACGCCGATCCGCGCGGATGATGCCGCGCCGCTTGCTGGTGTCGGGACCGCCTTCTAGGTAAGCACCAGGGCCGACGTACTCGATACGCGCCGCCGCGCGTAGGGGTGATGTCCCTCTGACGGACGACGCATCGGGGCTAGGCCGACGTTGTAGAGCTATTCCTGAATTGCGTTGGGCAGGAACGCTTTACGGTGGTAGGTCGAACAGGGCCGGGTCGGCGTCGAGGGATTCGCCCTCGGCCAGCGTCGAGCACTTGGCGAGCGCGTCGCGCACGGTGGCGGGTGGTTCGGTCCAGTCGAGCCAGGCGATGGCGCGGCGGCGTTCGCGGGCCAGCTTGGCGACGACGGCACGCTCGGCCAGGCCGGCGCGGATGCCGCGCTGGCCGGCGCGGACAATCGGTAGGTAGCCGGTGCCGGCCCAGCGGTGGACGGTCTGCAATGACACGTCGAGCAGGTCTGCGGCCTCGGGCAGGCTGATGAACCGACGTTTGCCGGCCGGCCCGTCGAGTAGGTGATCGTTGGCCAGGAATGCTGGCTTGCCGTGTCTACGTGGCATGTGCCGCGCCACGGTCGATCAACGAGAAGATGCCACCGGCCGGCCGTGGTGGGGGACCGGCCAGCAGGCCGGCGGCATCATCGTGTGATCGAACGTAGCGCGCGGTTGCGCACGCGCGTAGCCTGCTGAACATGACATGCGCAGCAGTAGCTACAGCGATACGGTGCGCCCGGAGAGACTCGAACTCCCAACCTTCTGATTGGGAGTATCCGCACTCCGTGCGCGCCATGTTCGACCTCACACCCGACAGCATACTTACAACGGTGACATTCGCAAGCCGGGTCGGCCATGTCGGTGGTGTGTGACATGGTGCCGGCCGTGATGGGGGACCACGTACTTAGCCTGCCTGTATCCGACGAATGGCGTTGCGCCATAACCGATTTCGTTGCTTCTTTGCGGGCCGGCGGGACCGCTGAGACGACGATCAAGACGCGGGTGCAGCACTTGGAACGATTGTCGCGCGGCCTCGGCGTGTCGTCGCCGGCCGAGGTCGAGGCCGGTGCCCTGGTCGCGTGGGCCGGCCAGCAGACATGGGCAGTCGAAACACGCCGGTCATTCCGTGCGACGTGCCGGCGATTCTTCGGATGGATGGCCGAGACGGGCCGCGCGCCGGCCGATGCCTCGGTGCAGTTGCCGCGCGTGCGGCCGGCCGAGCCGGTACCGAGGCCGACACCAGAGCTGGTGTACTCGCACGCGCTGAGCAGGGCCGACGAACGCGGCCGGATGATTCTGCGGCTAGCCGGCGAGGTCGGGTTGCGCCGCGCCGAGATAGCAGTGATCCACCAGCGCGACGTGTTGGCCGATCTGACAGGCCGGTCGCTGATCGTGCATGGCAAGGGCCGGCGGGACCGTATCGTGCCGTTACCGGACGCGCTCGGCGTCGAGCTGGTCGCCGCGTTCGATGAGTCGGGATGGCTGCTACCGGGCCGCGACGACGGGCACCTGTCGCCGCGCTACGTCGGCAAGATCGCGGCCGAGTTGCTGCCGGCCGGCTACACGCTGCACACGTTGCGGCATCGGTTCGCCACCCGCGCCTACGGTGTCGCGCGGGACACGTTCGCGGTGCAATCCCTGCTCGGTCATGCGTCGCCGGCCACGACGCGCCGCTACGTGGCGGTGCCGGCCGAGCACCTGCGCGCCACGGTCGAGGCGATCGCCTAGAACGGCGGCAATTGCTCGAGCAGCGCGGCCACGCCGTCAACAAGGGTGCGGTTGCCGAGCTGCGGCCACCCGTTGCCGGCCGGCCCGCGTATCTGCCGAGCAATGTCGATCAACAGTTCGCGGTCGGTGTAGTCCTCGGGCCAGCGCCGCGCGGTCAGGAACAACACTTGCCCCGGATAGATCGAGTGCGGGTCCGGGTTCTGGTGTGCGTTGAGCCGGCCGAGTTCGCGCCAGTCGAGCCCGTAGCGGCCGGCGATGCTGCCGAGCGTGTCGCCAGATCGCACGGTGTAGGTGTGCGGCGTCGGTGCCGGCGTCGAGCTGCCGGCCGGTGCGGGCAGGTATGCCCAGTCCGTGCCGTACGGGTCGGTGATCGCGCGCGCGGCCGGCCCGGTCACGAGGCCCTTGCCGCCGGCCGACTCAAAGCGCCGGCCTTGCAGTTCGCCCCACATGTGACTATTCGCGCCGCCGCCGGGACCGTGATGTAGTGCGATCTTGACCGGGGCGTTGGCCGGAATGTCGGCCGGCGATCCCACGGTGATGGTGCCGAACGGGCCGCGCTGGCCGGTGCGGATCGGTCGCCACGATTCGGTCGTGATCCACGCATTTCCGTTGGTCGGGTCGATCCGTTGCCAGGTCATGCGGTCGCCGAACAGTGCGCCGTTGAGGATATGCGCGTACAGCGCCGAGCAGTCGCACCCTTGCCGGGTGTTGGTCGGTGACAGCACACCGCCGTAGACGTACGGTGCGCCGACGCGGCGGTCGAGCATGTCGGTGGTCCACGCGAGATTACTTGCGGTCACAGGCATGTCGGCGTTCTCCCTTATTGGATTGACAGCATGGGCAGGACGACGCCGAGAACTGCGGTCAGGATTGCCACGACAACGGCCGTCCACACTTGCCGCCGCCATTTGGCGTCGTCGGCGCGTTGCGCTTCGATGACGGCCAGTCGCCACAGGATCAAGTCGAGCTGGCCTCGGATCGCGGCCAACTGTTGGTGGTCATCGGGCATACCGCAGTCTCCCTCGGGCCGATGGTGGGTTCGGTGCCGGGCAATCGTCGTGGTGCCCTTGCGTTCTCGGATGCTGGCAGCAGATCAGGCAGCGTTTCAGCGCGACGAGTTCGGCGTGGGTGAACAGTCGCCGGATCGGAGCCACGCCGGCCTATTTCGGCGGTTCGGGATAGACGTGCTTGTAGGCCAGGCCGAGGCCGAGCACGCCGGCCACGCCGGCCAGAACCAACGGCACAAGTTCCTCGGCTATGACGCCGGCCGCGACCGCGAACGCCAGCAGCGACGCGACGACGCCGTAAATAGCCTTGCGCACTGCTGCGGTCATCATGTCTCCAAACATGTTGTGTTCCTCCATTTTTCAGCCGCGCGATTTGCAGATGATTTCGTAGTGATGCAATCGGCCGCGCCGGTAGTGCCGTTCGACTGCACCGTCACCGATCAGTCTGGCGTCGCCGGATTCGCTGAGTTGGTATGGTCCCCAGCTCATTTTTACGTGACCGGCTTTGCCGTCTACTGTTAGTGGAATGTCGATGCGCGGTGCGAGCAGCACTTGGTAGCGGTTGAGCACTGCCAGGTCCCACAGGTCAACGGTTTGCGCCGATCCGAGCGGGAACAGTTGCGCCGGAACGATTATCTCGGGTGCGCCAGACAGGGACAGTCCTACGCGGTCCCGGTACAGGCGTGGGCCGGCCGGCGCGAACGGTGGTTCTTCGCATTCGCCGCCGCCGCCGCCGCCGCCGTTCTCCCACGTGCTCGGGTCGGTGTCGGTCACGTACAAGCCAACCGTGCCGTGTGCAACGCCGATGCGCTTGCCAGTGCCACCAGCGCCGGAAGTCCAACGCAGCAGCCACAATAGCGGTTCGGTGTCGAGTCCGGTCGTTATCTCGGCCGATAGCTGAATGTCCTGCCATTCATCCGTGAGCACCTGCGACGCGAGAACCGTCGCGCCGGCCTTGAGCTGCAATATCTGCTCCCCGGCATCGGGATTATCGTAGTTGCGTGCCCTGGCCTTGACGGTTGCCCATTGTCCCACCGCGCCGTATGCGTAGATTCCACCCGTTGCGGTGACCGGCCCGTAATACTCGGCCGCGCCGGATGTTCCGCTGCGGGTCCACACCAGCACGTCAGACTCACCAGACCACACCCAGTTCTGTCGCTCGACAGTGATCGAACCGTCTCGCCACCACTCCGCGCGCGGCTCACTGGACCCGATAAGCGTCGGGTTACCAACGAGGTTCGTGTTGAAGTTGTCGGCCACGGTCGTCACATTGCCTTGACGCGGTAGCGGTCGAGGACTGCGCGTTCGGCGAGGGTCCAGCCGTGGAAACCGCCTCGGATGGATTCTGAGCCGGCGTCCATTGCCAACTGTTCCGGGTTCGCTGCCAACCGTGCCGCCGCGATGGTGATGACGGCGGCGAGGTTGGCGTTGGGTTCGCCGGCGGTGAATCCTCGGTCGCGGGTGTACGCGCGGACCAGCTCGGTGACGACGGGCACGATTTCGCCGGCCAGGGCGACGATTCCGGCGTCGTCGCCCTGGCCGAGGAAGTCGGCTACAGCCTGCCCGACCGCCGGCGGTTCGGGTTCGGTCATCGGGATCAGGCCTCGGTCAGCAGCGTGACGGCCTTGGCTTGCAGCAGGGCCACGTCCCAGCGGGACACGACGCGGATACCGATGCTGTCGTAGTCGCCCCACGTCTGGTCAAGAATCTTGACCTCGGCGTTGACGTCGCGTGCGACGACGACCTTGGAGAAGTCGACCAGTGCGGCGCGTGCCTTGCCGCCCGCGTTCGGGATGTTGTCGGTGATGATGACGGGCAGGCCGAACAGTCGGAACGCGGTTCCGTTCTGGATTCCGGTGGGGTCGAACAGGTATTGCCTGAAGTCCTGGTCGCTGGTCGCGCCGGGTTCGGCGATCTTGAGCTTGCGCAGCGCCGCGAACGTGGCCGAGGTCATCACCCAGTGTGTCGGGTTGACCTTGTTGGTCTGCGCGGTGGCGATGCCGTCGATCAGGCTATCGGCGTCGGTCAGGTCGAGCGCGCCGGTAGCGATGCCGGTCGCCCGCAGGATGCCCTTGATGGTGTTGGACGTGCCCGCGCCGTCCCACAGTGCGGCGTCGAGCGCGTTGCCGACGTCGGTGACCAGTCGGGTACGCAGTACCGATTCCAGCCCGACGACGGATTGCCGGATCAGCTCGTTCGACAGTCGCACAAGGGTTTTCAGTCCCTTGAGCGTCGAGGGCAGCAGGGTGACTTCATCGAACGCAACATTGCCGTCGGTGATCTGCGCACCTTCGGCCACGAACGCGGCGGTGGTGCCGGCGGTCAGTCGCGGGACGCGCACCTGATCGGAACTGTCGATGATCTGCGGGCCGGCCGCGAGGAACGTGCTGGCCTGCTCGAGCGGTTGCACCAGCAGGTCTGCTACCTGCGACTGCAACAGGGTGCCGTTGTCGCCGGTGAGTTCGATTGCCATGAAAATGCCTTACTTCGTGACGGGTTTTGACGGGTTGAGCGTCGGGTTGCCGTCAGGGCAATGGCGCGGCGTGCCGGCCGTCAGGGCCGAGCAACGCCGCCACCATAGCACCAGGGCACCGACAAGCGCCGGCCTCAGACGCGCGCCTTGAGAGTGTCGAGCAGGGAGAAACCGCCGGCGGTGCCTCGGTGACCTTGGCCGATGTCGCCGGCCGGCCGGCGCGCGGCCAGGTGCGGTTTGGCGTCGAGCAGCGCGTCAATGGCATCGGTCAGCGCCGCGCCGTCGTCGGCCAGGTGCTCGGCGTCGAACGGCAGGTCGGTCGGGTCAGCGAGCCGGCCGGTCGCGCGGACCAGCTCGGCGTGCAGGCGTTGCGCATAGTTGTCGGCGCGGCCGGCCTGGTCGCGGTAACGCTTGTTCTCACGCCGTAGCCGTTCGACGTAGGAACGCGGGAACGTCTCAGCGTCGTCCTGGTCGGCGTCGTCGTGGCCTGCCTCGGTTTGGCCGGCCTCGGCGTCGAGCTGGTCGGCGTCGTCGGGGCCTGCCTCGGTTTGGCCGGCCTCGGCGTCGTCGGCCGGCGCGGTGTTCTCGGTCATCGGTCGGTGTCCTCTCAGTTGGTGGTCGCGGCGTCGAGGGAGCGGGCCGCGCTGATCTTGTCGATTTCGTCGGCCGAGTAGCCGATGCGGCCGAGCGCGTAGGACGCGGGCAGCAGGCCGGCGGAGAACAGTTTGACCACGGCATCGGCCTCCTGCGCGACGGATCGGGTTGCGGCGTCGGCCCAGCGCACCCGAATGTCATTGAGCTGCATCGGGTCGCGGCCGGTGCGGACGGCGACCATGAGCCGGCCGACGTGCTCCCATGCGCGGCCGAACGCGGCTTGTTTGGCCTCGGCGCGCGCGGTCAGCGATGCCTCGGCGGCGCGCAAAGCGTCCGCGCTTGCCGGGTTATCGGTGAACACGCCGACGTAATGGGCCGGCAACGTCGTCACGGCCATGATCTGGCCGAGCAGCACGCGCACCGCGGCCTCGTAGCCGGCCAGGTTCGCCGCTTCGAGCTGGCCGAATTTCGCGTCGGCGTTCTCCGAGAGCATGGCGCGGTGTCCCTCGGGGATCGGGTTCACTTCGGTCATCACTGGCTCGTCGTCGTCGGCCAGGACCGGGTTGCCCTCGGCGTCGAGTTCGGGTTCCTCGGTGAGTTCGATTCCGGTTGCCCAGCGGCGCGGCCGGCCGATGTACTCCGAGGTCACCATCATGTCGGCCAGTGCCTTGTTGAGGGCATCGACCAGCGGGCATAGGTCCGCGATTTCGGATCGGCCTGCGCCGTCGAGGATCAGATCGTGGTTGCGGATGCGGACGACCGGGACGACGCCGAGCGGGTTCGCAATGGTGTCGATGATGGTGAATCCTGTTGCCGCGCCGCGATTGTTGGCGCGTAGCCGGTCGATGCGGTCGGGCCGGTACCAGGCGAGTTCGGTGGTGCGGTCCGTCTCCCACCGTTTGATTGCGCCGGTGATGTGTCGGGTGCCGGGGTCGGTCGTGACGGCCACTTGCCGCGCGGATTCCACGGTGACGGCCGGCGCGCCGTAGCGGTCGGCCCACACGATGGCGTAGGCGTCGCCGAGCAGCAGTGCTTCGCGGTGCGCCGCGCCGGCGAGCTGGTCGAGGTCGCACCGTAGCCAGTCGTCCCACAGTGCCGGGTCGCCGTCAAACCCGTTGATGCGCAACCGTTCTGACAGTGATCCGATGGCCAGGCGTGGAATGTTGGACACCATGCGGCCGAACCTGTTGCCGAGTGCCTTTTTGGCCTCGGGTGCCAGGAACGCCAGGGGTTGCCGGCCGGCGTAGTAGCGGTCCAGCTCGGCGTAGCGTGCGGCCGGCGCGTTGAGTTCGGCCAGCAGCTTGGACAGTTCGTCGGGTGTGGTGGTCATGCGAAACTCCTTGTTCGTTTGCGGGTTTTCTTCGTCGCGCGCCAGGTGGCGCGCGAGTAAGCCATCACCAGGCACGCGGCCAGGTCGATCTTGCGTGCGGTGCGGGTGCGGTTTTTCTTCGCCAGCCGGATGCCGCGCACGTCCTCGGTGATGATCGCGGCCGCGACGTGCTCGGCCAGGCGTCGGTCGCCGGAATGGGTCAGCCGGCCGTTGATGCACGCCGAGTACAGATCGCCGGTCGCGGCGGTCAATCTGCTTGGGCTGTGCGGAAACTCCACGACGGGCAGGCGTTCGGATTCCAGCGCTTGCAGGGTGCGGGTCCAGCGGAACGGGTCAGCGACGATCTCGGCCACGTCGTAGTGGCGGCAGGCGTCGCGGATCGCCTGTTCGACCTCGGCCACAGGGACGCGGTAGCTGCCGTCATCGCCGGCGGGCCGCTCCCAGACTCCGAGCACGTCAACATGCGGTGTGGTCGAGACGGTCGCGGCCAGCAGCGCCGTGGTGTCGTCGGAGAACGAACCATCCAGCGCGACGACGACGGTTTCGCCCTGGTCGATGCCGTGGCCGGCGTCGAGGGTGTCCCATGTGCCGGCCGGCAGGAACGATCCTTCGGTGTCGGTGGCGTACTGGCACAACCTGGCGCGCCGGAACGTCGATTCCCGGGTCTTGGGCGGCAACAGGGCACGGATCGCGTCACGGTGCAGGAAGTCGTCCAGCGCCGGGTTCGCCAGCTTCCAGCAGTGTTCACAGTCGGCCGGGTGATCCTCGAAACCGTGCGCCGAGTATTCACGGAAACGCAACGTGGTGTCGTCGGGGTTATCGAGGTGGTAGGACCGCAGATCATTGAGCACACTGTTGAACGGGTCGGGGCCGGGTGTGCCGATAGCGACCAGCACCGACGATTCACGCTTGCCCTGCGCGAGCTGCACTGTCTCGAAAACGTCGCGGGTCACGACGCCGGCCTCGTCCACGATGGCGGTGACGTAGTCGAGTCCTTCCAGCGCGGCCGGCGACGCGGGCCGAACCTGAAACGTCGAGTCGGTGCGCGGCAGGATCAGCTTGTCCGCGTAGACGTAGCAGCGTGTCTTGAGCGGTTCGGACAGTTCCACCATGCGCCGCGCCACGCCGAACGCTAGGCCGGCCTGACGTTCGTCCACGGCCACCACTTCGGTGTTGGCACCTTCGCCGCCGGTGAAGAACCGATAGAGCGCTACAGCGGCAATCAGCGTCGTTTTGCCCTGCCCGCGCGGCATCATCACGCCGGCGGTGCGCGCGCCGGAAACGATGTCGCCAACGATGTCGAGTTGCCACGGTCGCGGCCGGAATGTGCCGCGCGCGCCGGTGCCCTTGGGAACGATCAGGTACTCGTCGCAGAACGCCGCGAACCTACCCACTTCATCGGTTGCCTCGGGCCGGAAACCCAGTGGTGACCCGCCATATTGAAGTTTGCCCTTGTTGCCTGATCGCACTTGTTACCTCCCCTCTTACGTGTGGTAGTGCAATAACAGTGAGTTCATTCGCTTGCGCGGCA